TAGTGGCGTGTAGTACACCAATTAAACTCAATGTTTAATAAATCAAATTTCATTCTTTTTCACTGAAATTTGGAACTATTATAATAAATAAAGACTTGTTAAAATCAAATGAAAATAATGCAACTTTATTTGGAGTTACAATAAAATATGTAGAATCAAATATATTAAAAGGTTTAAAATTTAATGAAATTCTTATAGATGACTGTCAGCATTCTGGCATAGATAATATCGATTATACGGTACAAAAAATATCAAACCCAAGCACACAAACAATTTGGGTAAAAACAATATAACATATTGATTATATTCATAAAAAGTTTCACTTCTATATTATTTATATAAATAATGGAGAAGGAGAACATAAATGGATATAAAAAATAATATAAACAACTTTAATAATTTTATAAAATATGGTAATTTTTTAATAGAAAATCCATACAACGGATTAATTAAATTTGAACCAACATTGGTACAAGAAGACATAATATCACTTATAAATAATAAAGAAAATATTATATCATCATTTCCAAGACAATTTGGATTAACAACTATAATAAGTTTTAAAATTGCGTATGATTTAATATTTGGTAAAAAAGAAAAAATATTATTAATTACTGATAAACACGTTACATCAAAAACCATTAAAAAAAGAGTGATTAGAATAATAAAGTCTTTTTTACAAAACAATGAAAAAAATATAAAAGTTAAAAAATCATCAGATGAAATAATAGTTGGTAATAACATATTGATATTATTAACACCTAGAATGTCACTAAGAGGTCATTCTACATTTGACAAAGTTTACATTGATACAATACATCATATTTCATTAAATATTCTGGGAAACTTTTTAAAAGAATTAGATATTATTATAGATGATGATACACTTTTAAAATTTTTTTCAACAGGTTTTTTTAAAGAAACTGATATCATATACGAGGAATTTAGAGATTTTTTTAAAAAATATAATATAACAAATATTTCATTAAAACAATTAGACACTTGGAAAGATTGGAAAAGGTTGATATTAGAAAGATGGAATAACATTAAAGAATATTTTACAGAAGAAGAATTTAAAAACCAATATTTGTGTAGTTTTAAAAATGTCTAGGGGAAAAAACCCTCGTTTAAAAAAGGCACATACTGAGGAAGAGTATGACAGTAATAGGGCGAGGGAGCTAATCAAATGTGCTAAAGACCCAATATATTTTGCAACTAAATATGTTTATATTAGACATCCATTGAAAGGTCAAATTCTCTTTGATATGTATGATTATCAAAAAGATTTGATGCGTGAATATTTAAATAATAGATATTCAATAGTGTTGAGTGCAAGACAAACAGGTAAAACGGAAACAACGTGTGCATTTTTATTGTGGTATGCAATATTTAAAAAAGATAAAACTGTATTAGTAGTATCAAATAAATCTTCAAATGCGATGGAAATTATATCTAAAATCCAAAATGCATATGAAGAGTTGCCACATTGGTTGAAACCGGGAATTGACGACACATCATGGAATAAACATGAATGTAAATTTGATAACAAATCAAGAATTGTTTCACAAACAACATCTAAAGATTCAGGTCGTGGGATGGCAATATCATTATTATATTGCGATGAGTTAGCATTCGTACCAGCACATGTACAAGAAGAATTTTGGGATTCGGTATATCCGACATTATCGACTGGTGGTGGATGTATAATTTCTTCAACTCCAAACGGAAGTGTGAATTTATTTGCACAAATGTGGAGAAAATGGGAAATGAGAATTGGGGATTTTAAAGGAACATTTGTTCCTTGGGATGCACCACCGGGACGTGATGAAAAATTCAAAGAAGAAAAAATTGCCATTCTTGGTCTTAATAAATGGTTACAAGAATATGAGTGTAAGTTTTTATCATCTGATGGTACACTTGTTGATACAAAAGTTATTGAAGAAGATATGAAGAGAGTTAAAGATGTTAAACCTGAATTTACAATTGAAGGACAAATTTTTTGGAAAAAGATTCACCCAGAAAAAACATATCTTGTATCATGTGACCCTGCTACTGGAAGCCAAAAAGATGCATCAACAATTGAAGTATTTGAATTTCCAAGTTTAGAACAAGTAATGGAATATAGGAGTAATACAATAATACCATCTGCATTATACACATATCTTAAAAAGGTTTTAGACTTTTTAACTCAAAATGCTGGAACAGTATTTTTTTCATATGAAAATAATTCAGTTGGACAAGCATTAACAGCGTTATATGAAACTGATGTTAAACCACCTAGTGCATATTTAATCAGTGAAGATGGCAAAGGAAAATTAGGATTCCACACATCACATGTGAGTAAAATTCAAGCATGTATAAAATTTAAAGAAATGTATGAAAAGGGTTTAATAACAATAAATTCTGAACATTTCTTAAAAGAATTATTAAGTTTTGTTAGAAAAGGAAATAGTTATGAAGCACAAACAGGAGCAACAGATGATTGTGTAATGGGTGCTTTGATAATGATAAGAATGTTAGAAGATATTGCAACATTTAATATGGATGCATATACAAAATTATATGGGTTTGAAGAACAAACATGGGAGATTGATGAAAATAATATTGATGATGTACCAATGCCAATAACATTTTGATAAATAATATAAACATATTTGAGAATTTATATGAAAAAAGAAATTTTAATAGAATATCCTTTACATAGATTATACACAGATACATTATCACATTTTAGTACAGAAAGAGAAAAGAGTCAATTACATGTACAGGTAAATTCATATGAAGCGATTCCTTCAATTGATGATAGAGAATTAAAATATACATTTGATACATCATCTACAGGCAAAAATTATCAAACAATAATAACATTTAAAAATGTAAAATATTTGGATAATGAGACACCAACATCTGTAAAAATTGAAGCGGTTGATGGTTCAGAGTATAATATTGAACCAATACAATATGGATTAGCAAATGTTAAAGTAAAATGTACGTGTTTGGATTTTTATTATAGATTTGCAACATGGAATAATAGAGATAAAGCGTTAGAGGGAAACCCCCCACCACCATATGTAAAAAAATCAAATAGACCACCAGTTAATCCAGACCAAATTTCAGGATTATGCAAACATTTAATGAAATCAGTAGATTTTCTTGGTGATGAAAAAATATTAAAATAGTTAAAAAAATTGTTGTTTATTATAATTCGTAGAATAAAATAATCTTCATTAAACAAAAAGTTTAATAAATATAAATGTGAAATTAAATAATTGGTTTTACATAAAGAAAGTTTAAAGAACATTTATAGAAAGTTTAAAGAAAATAATTTAAGAAATACGGAGAAAATAAAATGGCGAAAAAAACTATTCGTGATTTAAAAGAAAAGTTTAAAAAACAAGAGAAAGAAAAAAGTGGCAATTTTTCACATGGTGATGTTTATCCATTTTGGTTAATGAATGATGATGAAAAGGCAATTGTTAGAATTTTACCAGATTTAAATGAAGAAAATGATGAGTTTTTTGTTAATAAATATACCCATCATTTAGTGTTAAATGGAGAAAAGAAAACAGTTGTTTGTCCAAAAACCAAAGGAATTAAAGTACCTTGTCCTATCTGTGAGTTATCAAAAAAATATTATGATAAAGAGGATAAAGAAAGAGGTAAGGAATTCTACAAAAAGAAAACAGCAATTGCACGTGTTTTAGTAATATCAGACCCATTACCACCTGATGAAGAAACGGGTGAAAACTATGAAGGAAAAGTTTGTACTACACAGTTTGGTTGGCAATTGATGGATAAGATAAATCAATGCTTAGTCAATGATTTCGAGGATGACGATTTATACCCTTGGGATGTTGATGGTGGAAAAAATTTCAAAATTATGAAAACAAAACCATCAGGTAGTGAATATTCAAAATATGATACTATGTCATCATTTACAGGAAATACATCTTCACTTAAAAAGTTAATTAAAAGTCATGATTTTGATGCAATTGAATCTGTTGATGACGTTGAACTAGTAGACTTAACTACGTTATTACCAGAAGCACTATCTTATGATAAGTTAGAAGCAATGTTATCAGCACATCTTACAGGTGATGAGTATACTGATGAAGATGATGAAGATAAAGATGATGAAGATGAAGAAAGTTCTTCTAAAAAATCTAAAAAATCTAAAAAATCAAATAATTCTAAGAAATCATCTAAGAGATATGACGAAGATGAAGATGAAGATGAAGATGAAGATGAAGATGAAGATGAAGATGAAGATGAAGATGAAGATGAAGATGAAGATGAAGATGAAGATGAAGATGAAAGTTATTCTAAAAAATCTAAAAAATCATCTAAAAAATCATCTAAAAAATCATCTAAGAGATATGACGATGATGAAGATGATGATGATGATGATGATGATGACGATGATGATGACGATGATGATGACGATGATGATATCAAAGATGTCATTGC